TATGTTTACTGAGAAATTAACCGATTGTTTTATGGCTGGAACCATCCCAATATATTACGGCATGGAAAATATTGGTGATATATTTGACATTGACGGTATAATAATACTTAACGATAACTTCAATATTGAAGATTTAAGTAAGGATTTGTACGAATCAAAGATTAAAGCGGTTAGGAATAACTTTAAACTAGCTAATGAATTATTAGTCGCAGAAGACTATATTTATATAAACTTTATAAAATGAAATTTAATACAATACAAAGTCTAGGTAGTAGATGTCAAAACTCAGAAATACTCAAACACTATAACTATAGAGAATTCTCTGGATTTTTTGATTTTATGAATACTAGGGTGGTTAAAAACTTGATACATATATTAGCTGATGAATTCAAGGAAATATTAAACAATAAAAACAACTATAGTATTGTATGTAATCAATTAACTATTGACCCAGAAACAGGTAATAAATTACCAACGTCTATAAGAACCAGTAATTCATACTACGACATAGACCCAACAGATGTTCACAACGCTATATTTCCGCATCACGATTTAAACACTGAAAAAGACTATAATCACTTTGTTAAGTGTAGAAACAGGTTTAAAGCGCTTAAACACTGTAGTGTTTTATTTAATTACACTTACAACACATGGGAGAATAAACCAAGCATTGAGGATATGGAATTAATTGTTAAGATACTAAAAAACATCTATAAATTCACTAATTTTAAGGTTTGTTTTATTGGGGTACACAAGGGTGATGTTAGTGATTTAACAGTATCACAAAAAAGTGAATATTACGACATATGGAGTCTAACAATATCAAACAACAGCTTTACTGGTGGCCTGTTTTTAAAACCAAAGGATAATGAAAATTACATTAATATCATTAAATCATATGATATTGACGATATAAGAATAAGTAAAGAAAAAATAGATAATTATGAGCTTTAATACAATCACAAAATTTGAAGAAAAAATTGCTGAATTTTTTGGTTCACCATACGCAATAGCGGTTGATTGTTGCACACACGGTGTTGAGTTATGTCTTAGATATACTAACGCTAGAAAGATAAGTGTCCCCAAACGCACATATATCTCAATACCTTTTTTAGCTGAAAAATTAAGAATCGAACTTGAATGGAAGGATGAAGAATGGAAAGATTTTTATTATTTAACCAATAAAATTATTGATTCGGCTGTACTTTGGGGGAAAGATTCGTATATTAGTGATACATTTATGTGTGTTAGTTTCCAATATCAAAAACACCTAAGTTTAGGTAGGGGTGGTATAATTTTAACCGATAATAAAGACGCAGCAAAAGAGTTGAAAAAAATGTCATACGATGGTAGATTACCAGACTCTCCATGGAGAGAACAAAATATTAGTAGCATGGGTTATCACTATTACATGACACCAGAAACCGCATCTTTAGGGTTAGAAAAATTAGATGATGCAATCAAAACCAAACCTAGAAAATGGATTGTCACTGATTGGCCAGATTTAACAAAAATGAATGTATTTAATAAAACTGAAGGGGTTGACCCTTACTTACAAACAAGATAAAAATGAAAAAAGCTTTTATTACAGGAATTAACGGACAAGACGGAAGTTACTTAGCAGAATATTTATTATCACTAGGATACGAGGTACACGGTATAGTTAGACGTAACTCTACTTCAGAAAACCAATCAGCTAGATTAGAATCGGCATTTAAAAGTAAAAACCTATACACTCATTACGGGGATTTACTTGACCAAACATCAATAGAAAGACTATTAACTGAAATAATGCCAGATGAGATATATAACCTAGCGGCACAGAGTCACGTTAGAGTTAGTTTTGACATACCTCAATTTACGGTTCAAACAAATTCTTTAGGTGTTGTCAATATACTTGAAGCGTATAAAAGAATTTGCCCCAAAGCAAAGTTTTATCAAGCTAGTTCTTCAGAAATGTTTGGACTAACAGTAGAAGATGATGGATTTCAAAGAGAAAGTACTATTATGAATCCAGTTTCACCATATGGGTGTTCAAAGGTCTTTGCCTATAACATGGTAAGACATTATAGAAGAGCTTACGGGTTACATGCAGTTAACGGAATATTATTTAATCATGAATCCCCAAGAAGAGGCTCCAACTTTGTAACAAACAAAGTGGTAAAAACCGCTTGCCAAATAAAACTAGGTTTAACTGACAAACTAGAACTGGGTAATATGGACTCCTATAGGGATTGGGGCCACTCTAAAGACTACGTTAAAGGAATGTATAAAATAATGAATCACAACAAGGCTGATGATTTTGTGATATCTACAATGGAAACACATTCAGTTAGGGAAATGTGTGATATTGTTTTTAAATATTTAAATTTAGATTATAAAGACTATGTTACACAAAACCCTAAATTTTTAAGACCAGAAGAATTACCGTACCTGAAAGGAGACTCAACAAAAATTAGGACTACTTTAGGGTGGGAACCAGAGTATACATTTGAATCATTAATGCACGAAATGTGTGACCACTGGATGGACGTATTACAAGGTAAAAAATCTGAAAGATAAAATATTAATTAATGATAAAATGGTTTAAAAAAAATTTAGCAGCTTTTTCTTTAGCTATGTCTAAGGTGGAAAAAAACACACTAACCCAAGACGGGTTAAGTCTTGATGTGGGTGAACGTGAAGAACAAAGTTACAAAAAGGGCACTCTAGAATATGCTCTAGTAAAGGGAGAGGTAACACAAGAAGTTAAAGACCTTAGATGGAGAATGTATAAAATGATAGAAAGTTCAGAGGGGCTAACAACTAAGATAATTGGATATGATGATGATGGGTTACCAATAACCGAAACGGTTAAAACCAGTAAGAGTGCAGACAGAAGAAAACTAAAAAAAATAAAAGTAGATTCTGAAGACAAGTACCCGTTAGAAATGGTTCAAAGTAACTTACCAATAGTCATGAGCACAACAGAGGCTGGATTAAATGGTAACATGACAGGTTATACTGATGAAGAGATAATAACTAAAACAAATACCAGTAAAAAACACACAGATTCAAATTATGAATTAGAAGGAACTACACTAGGTGAAATAAATAATGATGATTATAATTCTTTCATAAAATCTGAACGACCAATTAAAATAGGTAGGAAGTTTAAACCGAAATTTGAAATAGAGAATTTTACAAAGAAAGTAAATGTAAGGACTATTGATGATGAAAATAAGTTATTAGAATTCTATATTAGTGTGTATCCAGATAACTACGACAGAAAAACAAATTTGTTATTATCCGAAATAAAAAGAGCGATTAAGAATCCAAGGTTAACCAGTATTTTAGATATTGATAAAATAAACTTTATAACTTATAAAACAATGGGTAGTAAAGACTTTTATGAATACGAGTACGATGTATTATCATTTGACAAGATTGTAGAATTTGATGGTTTTTATGTGATTAAATTTAAATGTAAGGCAACTTTAAATGGAAGATACCTATTGGAGGATTATAGAGAAGTTGAATTAGATAAAAAATACGAAAACAAAGAAAGAAAAACCAAATGAAGATAAAAACTAAAAATGTTACAGAAGAAGACTACGAAGAAATTCAACAGTATATCGACAATAAAAATAAGAAAAACAACAAAAATATGACTAGAAACCCTATAAATGAATTTACAAATTCTTACAGTGTTAGAGATTTTACTTGCAAATCAGAAAACCAAAAAAAGATTATAAAATCAATATGTAATAAAGACACTATAATAACTGTAGTTCACGGTCAAGCTGGTACTGGTAAAACTTTTTCTGCAATACAGGGGATGTTAAAACAATTTAAATCAGCACATAAATCAGGTGATGGATATAAAAAAATATATTTATTAAAATCAGTTAAAACCCTTGATAATAAATCAGAAGATATTGGATTTCTAAAGGGTACAATGGAAGAAAAGGTTGCTCCATTCATGTTTTCATATGATTTTAATTTCGCTCAAATAGTAGATAAAGTTGCATACGGAGTAGCTAGAGAAACTCAACTTATAGAGTTTTTACCATTAGCATATATAAGGGGTATTGGTTTAAGTGATTGCATCATTATATTGGATGAAGCACAAAACGTAAACAATTCAATATTGAGAACTGTTTTATCCAGAATAGGGAAAAACTGTAAATTAATAATCCTGGGGGATACCAAACAAAAAGACAGTTCAAACGGACAAACATCTGGTTTAAATTTTATGATTAAACATTTTGGTGATATCGAAGGTATAGATTTTATTCAGATGGGGCCAGAAGACCAATCTAGGGCTGAAATAATTAATATTATCGAGGACAAATATGATGACCTTGAAAGACAAGGAATAAATATCAGTTAATCAACATTTTTTTTAAAATATAGTTTACTTTATGGGATACCTACCTTATAATAGATATTATGAGAATAGGTATTACACTAGATGAAGTCCTAAGAGATACGTTAACACAATTTTTGTATACTTACGAAAAGTATTACAACGTTGAAACAGACTTAAAAATAGAAGACATAACATCTAAAAACTTTAGCAAATTTGTAAAGTTTGACTCTTTAGATGATATGAATAAGTTTCTATACGAAGAAGCTTCATTAGAGATTTTTGGACACGCAGACCAAAAATTAAATAATTTAATGAGCAAATTTAATACCTTCTTAATCGACATTAACGATGAAGAAGAACACACCGTGGAAATCGTTTCTAGAGAAGTACACAGTAGCATACCATCAACTCTATTTTTCTTATCTAAATTATCATGTAGAGCAGAAAATATTAGATTTGTCCAAGACCATGAAAATTATTGGGACGGGGTTGATGTTTTAGTCACAGCAGACCCCAAAGCTTTAGACACAAAACCAGATAACAAGTTATCGGTTAAAATAAAGGCTCCATACAATTCTGAGTCATCAGGTGATTTCGAGTTAGATTCAATCTTACCATTTATTAGATATGAAAGTTTAAGGGATAAGATTTTAAATACAAAAATTATAAATTACGAAAATATAGAAGATTAATATGATTGAAATTGGGGGAATAGAATATTATATCGATTTAAATAATCTTGATAAGATTA